AGGTATAGAACTGCATTGCAGAAAGATTTCACCTTGAGTGAGTGGTATCAACCACCTGTTTGGGGTGATCTAATGGGTTATCCTGGCGGAAAAGATCAGTATGGTTATCCGACCTCGATTCCTTACGGTGCGTTAAAAAATAGAACAGTCGCTCCATCAGGCAAACCGATTGAAGTATTACTCAACTGGTTCCATGAGGGCGGTTGGGATATGGATATTCCAGTATTGATGCCACTTGTTGATCCTCCAAAAAGAGGCGATGAGCAAGCAAAGGGTAAGGGCGAAGACAGACGTTGGATTTACAGAAAGGGTTATTTCACACAAATTAGAAAACCTGTAAAAGTTAGCGATGGTTCTTACGGTGAAATGGCTATCAATCCTCAGTTGGTAAAACGATTGATGAGCAGGGTAAAAATTGATCTTCAAAAATTCAACAGTGATTTGATGCTACATTCTCCTTACCAAGCATTTTACAGAGGATTTGATGATAACCTGATCGAGACTGCCGAATTAGCCGGTGAATGTGTTCAGAAAACTCATCCTAACTTCTTCATTGAAGGTTATGGAAAAGTAGCTTACAATTCTGATAACACTACTTATGAAACAGCGATTGCAGCTTTACTCGGTAATCTTGGAGTTGGTGATGAATTCACAATGAAGACTCTTAGAAAAATGCAGATGGCAGCGAATGAACTTACTATCGGTTATCCAACAGTTACGGTTATGGGACATCCAATTAAGGGAGTCGCAATACTGAATGACAGACAATTTGCTCAACTTGCAGAAGATCTATTGTTTGAAAAAGTTCATATTGCTCTCATTACTGCCGAAGGAAATAAAGCAGCAATGTTTACAGGTGCTTATGAGGCTCACTTAGTTGAAGGAGTTCTGATTCTTGTTGATGTAAACAATCCTGGAATCTGGTTAGATGGTGATACTGGTTGGGATGCAACCAGAGGAATAATCAACTATGGAAATCCAAACCCGATCAAGAATCCTATTCATAATTCTGACATAAAATGTGCTCTCTATCTTGGTGCTTCTGCTTTGTTATGTGCAAACAACAAGCAGTTAAGAATGGAAGATGAAATTGATGACTTTGGTAACATTAAGGAAACAGCTTCCATTACGGCGAGAGGATTTGTAAGAGCGGATAACAAGAATACAGATAGAAAAGTTGCGGCAGCCGATTTCAAGCCGAACTCAAGTTCAATACTTGTTGCTACTTATACTCCGCAGAATATAGCATGGCAGACCGGCACAAGTTCTTAAAGTAATTATTTATAAATTTTTTTAGGAGATACCCAAATGGGAAAAGGTAATTTTGCAAATTGGTCTTACGTCTATGTAGGCGACAGACCGAGAAGTATCTTGAAATTAACCGAAGATGTTGAAGCTAAATGCAAACAGTTTGTCGGTTTTTCAGGTAAAAGTCCAGACGGCACATCAGCAGATCAGTTCATAATCACAACTGAAGAAACTTCAGTAACATTATCCGATTTTTCTGATGTTCCTATTGGAACCATCATCCTCACCCCGAAAGTTGCTTCGGTAGCTTTCTATCAGAGGATTGCACAAGCAACACCAGGAGCATCGGTTGATGCGGACTGGAATAAAGTTGCTAAAGCAGCAGTTTAATTATTAAAATACCATGAACTATGCCCTGCTCGAAAGAGCGGGGCTGTATTATAGAAAGGAAGAATTATATTATGGCACTTATCATATCGAAAATAGATACAACATTAAAAATACCACCATTCTTTAAGGGATTAGCCGGGAAATCGTGGGTAGTAATTGAGTTCAAAAAAGAAGAACCAAAAGAAGTTCCAGAAAATATTGCTAAATATTATACAACAAGTCGCCCCAAGATTTTCAGATACCCGGATGCAGAAGAATTTATTTTATATACTGAAGCTCAGAAACTATTAGAGCCTCCGGTAGAATTTGATGCGTTAAAGTTTTTTGAAGAAAATGCGGAACACATTGAAGAAGAAATAAGCAAACTCGACAACAAAAAGCATCTATCAGCCATTTGTCTATTTATGGGCTTAACAGGTTATGTAACACAAAGTAAAGAAAGATTGAAAGAAAGAATTTTGGCAGATATAAAAATTCAAAAGGAAGACCAAGAAAAGCATAGTGGCACGAACAGCTAACATATTATCAAGAGTTTACCGGAATCTTCGCAGACACGAAATTGATACAAATAGTTTAATTGATCAGGAGATATTCGATGAACTTGTATTAGGGCAAGATCATATCATTAGTGAAGCCTTCCCGGATAAAATAGTAAAGGTTACTTTGATAGACGGTGAAGGCACATACGATCTAACGACAGACCCTATTGAATCCTCATCCGGTTCAGGAGAAGCACCACCCATCAAAATAAATATAGCTTCCGTCAAAGCAACAAAATTACCGGCAGGATGGAGCGGAGGAAATCTTAATGATGATTTCAGCAGTATTATTTATATGCCAAAAGGATTCAGCATAATTACAAATGCAGATTTTGTTAGAATATTAAATAGTAATCCTGGTTTGACAGGCAGACCGAATATAGCAACAATCATTGATAGTAAATTAAAAATTTATCCAGTTCCATCAGAAGAAGAAGAAGGAGAACAAATTGAGCTTTATACTTATTTAAGTTCATCAGCAGGTATAATTGATGATCTGAATGAGCCGGAAGTATCAAATATGTTCGACAAAGCATTAGAAAATTATGCGACAGCACAATTCTTATCAGGCGATGAGCGGACACAATTTATGAATGATTTTTTAGCAGACTTAAAGAGATTAAAACCTATACAAAATCGTAAACATCATAATTTATCAAGACCTCCATTAACAGGATTTTTATAAAATGCCAACTCCTAAATTTGACAAATTATGTATTGAGTTTGTAAAGAGAATACCAGATCAGCTTGAAGACAATACATTTGTCCCGGGTTCCGGTATTTTACCTCGATCATTTCTATTAAGTGCAGAAACAATTATAGATTATATCAACAGAGCATTTCAAAGATTATTCAACATACATTGGACCGCGTTAAATGGGAATATCCAGGCATTTATAAATTTATTCCCCGAATTACAAGTAATAAGCGAAGAAGAAGATTTGGTAAACGGAGAATATGTTGTTATTGATCCTTACTTAGATTTTTTCAAAATCATAGGTGCTTTTACTGATAATGATATTTATATTAAACCGAAAGATGAAAGTTTATACACACACTTTAAGGCAGCGAAATATAAAAGTTATCAGGCGACAGACAACGATCCCGCTATTATTGTAGTCCAGAATAAGATGGCAGTATTTCCTCCCGATGTTGCAGCAAAGTTTACATTTCACTATATAAAATTTCCGTTAGATCCCGAAACAGGGCAAGCATTTATTCAAGATGGAGACTATGACAGTCCTTATGCAGAGCAGTGGAATAAAGCAATAGTTGATGTTGCTTACGCTATGTATTTGGAGGAAACAGTTCAAACGACACAGTAAAAGGAACGAAAGGTTGATAGTAAATTCCATTTCACCGAAAAGCAGAATACATTTAATAACAATAAAAGATGATTTCAAATTCGCAATAATCAGAGGCGAAGGTAACTGGATAAAAGTATTCGCAATATGTTTAATAAAATTTTGGACAAGACCTATTTATTATGGCAAAACAAAATTGGAAACCTATTGATCTAATGGATGTAATTGGTATGGCTTCAAACCCGGTCAATCCCGGAACGAAGTTTGCCAAACGATTATTAAACGTATATACACACGAAAGACCTGGTGCATTGACTTTAAGACCAGGCTACACACCGAAATATATTTCTCCCTCAAAAGACACAATAATAAATTCAGAAGTAATAAACTTCGGAGTATTTTTTGACCGCCAAGCAGATCCCGCAGGTCAAGAAATAATTTGTGAAATTCAAAAAGCCAGAGTAAAAGCATTGGCAGATTTTGGCGGTCCGACAGTAGCCAACACAATAGAAGGGTTGCAATTTTGGATTAGACCATATTGGGATGGAGTTCAGTGGGTTGATAATTGGCAATGGATAAATGAAACCATCATTACAGAAATTATTGCTGTTAGTGTTCCAACACCATCATTTATAAGAGTTTTTGGGGATCATCAATTTCACGGCATTAATACAGATGGGCTTATCGGTTGGACTATTTACAATATAACCAAAGATGATTATGCAAAAATAATTACCAATGAATCAGTAGATGTATGGCTGTCTATTGGGTATAATGATTTGAACATTACTAACAATGCTAATAATTGGGAATATAACGATGTAGTAATGATTACAAGATGCTGGATAGATTTAGATGCACAGTTTGAATTCTTTAACAATATTGAAAAAGAGGATATTGCATTACACAGGATAAATAATGATCTAAGAATAGGTTTTGGAGGGAAAGCAAATAGACCTGGACTTATGGTAGGTTATAGAAAAAACTATTACAAGCTCGAAGAAATTGATTTTACTAACAAACATATCGGATTGTTAGGAGCTGATGTATTAGAGAAATTCTCAAAAATAAACGGAGTTATTGTTGAACCTGCTATAATCAGCACACCAGTAAGAGACGATTATTATATAGGAATAGAATGTGGGGTTGGCGGAACATTTGTTGCAGGAACGTATTATATACGTTTAACAGCCCTACTTGATAATTATGCCGAACAGTTAGTTGCTGAATCAAGTGTTACGGTAAGTGATAATTGGGATATCCGATTACAGGCAATTATAAAATTTGGAATTGAAGGATTCCGAACTTTCAAATTGAAATATTATTTAAGCAGTGATAATATTACTTTCAATCTCTATGCAACACAGGAAATAAAAACCCTCGATGAATATACACCCGAAGGATTAGAAATAAATAATGGCGGAAGTCTTGTTACACCTCAAATAAGTTTATCCGGGAGCGGAGAATATTACAATTACTCGGATGCTGTTTCAATAGTTAATGAAGCAGATTCAAGTTCAACGTGGCAAAATCAATCTCATCCAGATTGGCAATTTTTCTCAACAGATACTTATGCTTTCGTTTGGGGAGGCATTATAGCACAAAACGGAATGTATTTTTTTGCTTTAATTAATACAACCGGACTTGCAAGAGATATGAGAATTGTTTCACCATTAATTACAACAGCGAAAAGAAAATTCAACATAGAATTTTACGCAATACCGGATTTTGCAACTACTACCATAAGGGTATCGTCAACACAAACAAGTGAATACATAGACATTCCAGTAACAACAAGCGGAGATTGGGTAAAATGTGAATGTGAATTAGAAATATATGGCTCACTGGTATTGAGCATAAGTGCTGTTAATAATCCTCTCATACTCGGAATTGATAGTTTAACTATTACGCCAATAGATTCAGTAATAGCCGGGACAGATATGCTCGATGAACTTAATTACACACCTACTTTTGAAATGGTTAGAGGTTGGGATTTTGTTGTAGTTAAGGATGGCAGGGTATATTATTTCAATCCATTTGTAGAAGAAAGAAAAAATAATTTTATTCTTGTATCGGCGATAGCTCCACCAAATACTTTTATGTGGGACATGGCATCATTCTCAAATTTCAGAGAACTTGAAAAATATGATAGTAATGATACGATAGGGGCAGAATTATTACCGAATAAAGAAATACTAATACTCAAAGATGCTTCGATAACAACCCTCTATGATGATGGACTGGTAGGGATTGTAAGAGAACCAATTTACGGCGTTGATTGTGTATCAAGAGTTTCAATATTAAATATTAACGGATTAGTATTATGGTGCGGGAAAGAAGAAATATATTTACTTAATGCAGGAAGGTCAGCGATTCCGGAGCCATTATTGAAAAACACAATCAGAGATTTGTATTTGGCGATTCAAGATAAGACTAAAATATTTGCGACAAGAAACAGATTTAATACATACAGAATTAGAATAAATGATGAAGAATCAAAGACG